TGCTGCTTACTAACAGTCCAATCACAACCTGCTTTCTGCATCATCTGGATAGGACCTAAGTCAGCAGGTACGTTTGTACCAAGACCGTGCCAAGGAACTTCACCAGCGTATGCCATTGTTTCAACTTGATGTGCCATAATATTTTCTCTCTCAAATGTCCAATTGACCAGTACACTATCCTGGAAAGTTTACGTAAGGTCAACAGCCGCGTAAACTGCGGCGTTCAAAGTGCATTCTGACGTAATACTTTCTCGTTATAGCGATAATAGTGAACACCGAAGTGAACAAAAGAGTCGACTGCAAAGCAGACAACTCTAATGAAAACGCAAATGAGATGAGAACATAGTTGAGTGGTACGTTGATTAACGCAGCGAGTGCTGTATCAGTGACAGCTTCTTTAAGTGCATCTTTTTTCATAGTGCCCATTATCAGGGCACTTGATTGTTAGGTCAACTACAATAGGAACATGAAAAGGGTGACAATAAATCCTATTGCAAAGGAGATGGCTCCTCCACCTACAATCAGATCAAACCAGAACCTTTTTCTTTCTGATCGTCTGATAGCTTCGTCTATTCGAGCTTGACGGATAGCCCTGCGTTCAGCCATCATGTCGTTGTAAAACTCTTGTTGGCCAGTATACAGAAGGTACTCGTATAGTTCCTTCTCCATCTGCTTGATCTTATGCTTGGCGTGAGTCACCTGTAGAGCCTGAGCTTCTACACTACCACCAGAGAACATCTTCTTAAATGCTGGCTGGTTGTTTGCATTAATGTTTTGTTCGGACAATGCGTCTTTTGCTTCAAACCATTTACCAAAGTAGTCAACCATATCCTCGATCTCTCGACCGGTCTCCATGCCTTTCTTCAAAGCATTGAACGCCGAACTGGCCAATGATATGGCCGCGGCTATCTCCATCATGGCTTAACTCCTACTTGTCGTTAGAGGGTGGTGATTTATGAGTACCCGCGTACAGACCAAACCACGCGGCGCCAGCACCAACTATAACGGAGATAAGACCAGATTGAGACATTGACGGATCAGCTAACTCCATGTACCAAATTACGGTCTTATAGAGAAGCACAATGTAGACTGTAAGGAACAGTCTTGGAAAGATCCTCCAGGCATCGATCGCGTGTGCCATCCATATCCACTTTTGGTATGGATTGGTACCACTGTTGACTACATTAGTGTCAACTTCCAGATCGATCTGTATGGATTTTTTTACAGGTTCGTCGCTCATATTCCACCTCTATTGATTAATTTACAAAACAAAATCAATCACGGTAGATTACGAAAACAACTTTATGATGTTCTATTTATATCTGCCAGGTAACGGTTACTTCAATTACACACGGCACTATTGGGACTTCACCGTTAAACATAATTTGACATTCAACTATATCTGGATTACCAAAGCCTTCCAGGTCTTCTACGGATACACCAACATCATCTGGCCATCTTAGAGAAGAACAACCAGACAAACAGATAGCCAGTAAAAAAGCTAACAATTTCACAGGGTTACAACGCCCTTAGAGATCAACTTGTTTCGATTAGAAAGATGCATCTCGACAAGCTCATCTTTAGATCCACCTTGATAAGGTACTGCATACCCTTCGCGGATCATAATGTCACCCATAAACATCCAGCTATCAGTGACACTATCGTACACTCTAAACTTACCAAGGATACGACCAAACTTGCCTTTGGATTCATCGCCTGGCTTCTCTGTAACCAGAGTTTGGATTGAACCCTTCTTTAGAGTATCTTGTACAAACTTCTTACTGGCAAGGCCAAACTTCTTTTCTACCTTGTCTCTAGTACGAGACTCCGGAGTATCAATACCATGAATACGTACGCGTTCATTTCGGACCCAGATTCCAAAACCAAGATCGATGTCTACATCAACCGTATCACCGTCTACTATCTTTACTATCTTGCACCTGTACTCGTACATCTTTTTTCTTATCCTTATTGAAAATACGATCCCAGTTATCATCGTAAGTCTTACGATCGACTTCAATGGGTCTTGGTTTACTACCTTTGCCAGCCATTTAATCAACTACCTCAATTTCTTTACGGACACTTCTAGAATACATCTTTTGTAGTCTAGGGTCCTTATCTACATAATCGTGCTCTCTATGTATAAGAGAAACATTGTACCTTACTCTATTGAGAGCTTTAGCGGTATCTGACCACTGAGTGCTTCCAGCCGACCAACCACTATAACGCTCGGAGTCACCAAAAATCTCACTGCAATCAAGTTTAGAGTTAGAATGAAAGACGCCTTCATATCCATATGACATTAAATCATCTTTGGTATAACAAATGTCGTTCCAGCCATGACCATACTCTGGAAAAAGATAACCAGATGCTTGCCAGGCCTGGTTCTCTGGTCCATGAGCAAGACCTACAGAGTGACCCATTTCATGTAGGTCAGTGTAGATATCACACCTGCTCATAGATGCAGGTGGTTTACCTTCAGAGAAGTAAGTTGTTACTTTAGCAACGCCACACGTGTCTGGATATGATGTACCATGACCAAGTACGATGTCTACGGGTAGACCAGTTGCAAGGTTTTTATTCTGGCCAGTAGAATGCCAATGAGCAAGATACAATTTGGTCAGCTTGTATCTTATATGAACACCTGACTTCTCATACACTTCGTTGTATTGCTCTACCCTTTTCTCCCACTTTTTCCATTGTGGGTGACTATCGTCCCACTCCTCCATAATCTCAATAGGTTGATCAATACCATACTTGCTATGAGAGGCATAGACGAATACACCGAGCTCCCAAGTAACTATCTTGTCGTCATCTTCTCCATAGTAGATTAAGTCCTGGCTAGTCTTCTGATCATATCCCTCACAGTCGGTTCCACCACCACCTAAGTAAGAAGCGTCTACCTCACACACAGGCTCTTCTTCTATGCGGAATTGAATTTCCGTTCTGCCGAGAGTGAAGATACCATCACCGGTACGACCATCACTATAGATTGCTACTGTATCTCGATCTAACCTGACAGCCCTACCCATTGTAGTCTTGTGATGGACCATGCCCCACGGTTCATTACGACCAAGCATGTCTTTGTAATCTACTTTGACTATTGCTGGATCGAATCTATCACCATACTCCTTATCCAAGGAAAGGTTTAGTTGGCGACTATAACCGCACTTACGTGACCTAGGATCCTTAGTAGAGTATCTGTTACCGTTATCGTCTTCGTAGATAAACCACTGGACACCAGGGTAGTCTTTACTACAACCTGTCCTAATCAGTGTGTCTGCTTGAGAGGTAAGGGACGTTGTCAGAACGACAAGCGCAATGATATATTTCAACATACATAATATTCTTCTTATTATTGTTTATTATGTATAATGTTAATGCTCTCGGCTATAGTAGTTGCAAGTGTTACACGGTGATATTGTACGTTTGTGTTGTAATAACATTTTTTTGTATTTCTGAAGCTTGGAATTATAGTTGTAAAAATCTACAATAGAGGTATTGTGAACATTATCTAGTGGCTCCATAATGACCCAATCGTTGCAACACAAAATATAATCACCGTTCCAGTCTATAAAAATGTTAGTAAACGGTTTGTTACAGTATCCGTAATGCTTGTCAGAAAAGATTACGTCGGTTAAGTTCTTAACTAAGATAGCTCCTGATCTAGAATTATAATTGACTTGCTCTGACTCTTCACCTTCTTTTCGTCGAATGACATGTACGTTACCATAGGATTTGTACCTGTCTTTAAATTGCAAATACTCTTCGTAAGTGTAATTATAATACACGTTGAACATAACTGTATCAATTTGCTTGTATATGAATAGATACTTGTCAAATTTATAGCCGTTTGTGTTTATCATTAAACGGACGTTGTTAACACTATTGCGAAGTTCAATCAATTTAATCATTGATTCTACAAAATTCGTTTGCAAAGTAGGCTCGCCGCGGCCAGTATATGATACGGTTATTAGTCTATTACTAACAGACGCTAACTGTTTAACGTGATCGACTATCACATCCACAGTATCTAATGTCATGTGAAAATTTGAATTAGGATAATCATCAGATCTAGGACAAAAACCACATTTAAGGTTACATAATTCGGTTGGATTTAATTCTATAAAATTAGGAATCATTGTCTATTTGTAATGAAGATGCTAGAGTAACTCTGTAATTGTGATTGCTTTTAAAAGAATGATACTTGTGACCATTGGTAAACATTAAACTGCTATTGGGTATCCACGGAAGAGTTTGGTTAAAAGTTTTATCTATGTTATACAAAGTAGTGCCAGTACCGTCGGTACTTATATGAGTGATTATGGAAACCAATTTACCTTCGACATCAATGTGTATTGGATATTTATTATCCTTAGATTGACAATTATACTCAGATTTAAACACTACACGATTCTTAAGCACGTTACTTGAATACGAAGAAGCGGCCGCTTCAATCAACATAGGATATACGTGTTTACGGAGTTTGTTTAATATAAAGCCGGAATTGGAGAAATTCTCAATATCTTTTCTAAACCTATGACCCTCGTCTGGCTTTGGCCACCCAGACATAATTTTTTGAATTTTAACAAAGTCTGCATGAGGAAAGGTTTGTTGTATAATGAAGTGTGGCCACGGTGTTAAGAACTTATCCATGCTTTATATATGGTCGGAGACGAGGGACTTGAACCCCCGACCCCCTGCTCCCAAAGCAGGTGCTCTACCAAGCTGAGCTAGTCTCCGAAAGGGAGAGCAGTTTCTTCACTTACTCAGGTGACGGTGCGTACCGACCAGGGCGAGTTTAGGGTCTATCCCGAGACTCAAATGTATCGCACTTTAACTCAGGAGGTGCGTTTTCATGAATAATATCACATTGACGTGCTTCGAAGCATTCACCAAATATGCATGCTTGTTCTAAGAAACTCCAATCAGTAGTTTCACAAGCCACCACGAGAAAGGGTAGCATACCTACAATCAACAAATCCTTCATGCGTTCTTTAGTCATGGTTTACCCCATTTGACTCCGTCTTCGATTGCATGCTGAGCACACTGAACATAGTCGCGATCTTCTTCAGACAAGATACTCCAGAAAGGAGAGATACGATTGACTAGATCCTCAGCTGCACTTGGCTTATCTAGGTGTTCGTTATTCTCTAACATCTCTTGTAAAGTGTCGAGGCGGTGGTTAATCTTCTCTCGCAATTCCATACTTTTCCTTCTTATGTAAACTGAGTTTATCTTTGTAGCTCATGATAAGAGCACTAACAGCTAGAACCAGAATACCCATACTTTCGAAAAGTATGTTCAGTGGTTCGTCTCCTTTGGTCTGAAGAAGTATCATTCTAGTCAATGCAGTCATAGCAATAATCAAAGGAAGTGTTACAGGAATACGATGACTGCTATAGAAAGCACCCACCATCCCAAGAATCTCAGCGTAGATGAAAAGCATAAACAGATCAGCTAGAGCCATCTTGCCTTGGGAACCGAACATATGGAATATGTCAAAGCCGGCTGCCCAAACGGTACCAAGTACAATGAATAACAGTAAGGCCTTCTCAACATGCTCGATTAGCTTACCAACGTGCTTCAGATAATCAAACATCAGTTACGCCTCATCTGAGCATTGTCGATAGCGGTTTGCTTATCAAAGACAGGTTGCAAACAAGATTTGTGAAGAGTACTGATACCAAGTAGCTTCTGCTCACCAGAGTATACATTGGTGTCAGCCTTAGCAGTGTTGCACGAATCGATATCAGCAGACTTATACTCAACGTCAGCGTCTCTCCTGTAAGAAGGAGCAGGAGGAATATAGGTGCGTGCTTGCTTGGGCTTGTACTTCTTGTACACCTCGCCCTCAGGCTTAACCCTTCGACGCTTACGTCCAGTCATGTCGTAGGTACAACCGGTAGATATAATAGCCATCACAAAATCTCACTCAAACAAGCGCGCATCATCCTTTATTACAACCGATAGGTCAACGGCCGTATTTGTCGCGGTAACTCGCGCGTTGTTTCATGAATTGGTCAATGTATTCGTCACGAGTCGACTTAAACACTAAGGGATGGTCATTGTCTACAGACATCAGAATGATTGTTTGTGTAATGGGAATCTTGGTCAGTTCCTCAAACATTACACAGTAGGCAGCTGCCTGCATAAAGTAGCTTGAGATTTGATCTTTACGCTTTCGTCGTTTGGATGTCTTAAAGTCGATGACAGACAGCTTACCATTCCATTCACCAATACAGTCTACACGTCCCCCTACTTCCAGGTAATTGGAATACAGAGGCACTTCTTGCATAACGACGTTATCAAGATACTTGTCTAGTAGACCTCTGAGTGTATTGAACGTCTCGATATTGGCAGGCATGTGACCATCGAGATAATCTTCTTTGTTGTCAATGTAGTCTTCACAAAGTTTGTGTACTGCAGTACCCCTTGCAGACGCTTGAGCTGATATACGGTTGGCTACATCATTACCAACCTTTGCTCGCCATGCAGCAATACCTTCTGCTGATAAGTCTTTAAGGACAGTAGTGACGGACGGATATAATTTTCCATCAGGTGTTTCATATAATCGCTGTCCGTCTACTGTCTTAGTATCGAGCTCGTTAATGTCTGGACGAGGAGCGTGAGTGAAGTGTGTCATTCAAGTAACCATCTTTAGCAATTAAATAGTCACGCACAAGTCCAGATCGAACAATGTCATCATAACTAAATTCAACTTTCTTAAATCCATCTACGTGATTCAATATATCCATAAACTGATCTAGACCACATTTGTCCCAGGGCTTGTCAAGATCGGTTTGACCGACATCACCACAGAATACAATCTGACTGTTTACTCCTACTCTTGTAATTATACTGTCTAACTCGTGAAAGGTCAAGTTCTGAGCTTCGTCAACAATAATAATACAATCGTCCATCGTTGTACCTCTAATGAACGAAGTGCTAATGAATTCTATTTGATTCTTAGCTTTGAGGATCTCGTAGGCGTCTCCTCTGCCAAACAAATCATTACACATTGCTTGATAGGGAGCTTCATAGGTTTTCATTTTTTCTCTTTCGCTACCAGGAAGGAAACCCATCTCTCTGGTAGGTACTACTGATCTTACTATTACTATCTTGTCTTGGTAGCAGTTTGGTTCAAATAATCTTTTTAGTGCGAGGTACAATGTAATAAAGGTTTTGCCAGTGCCAGCAAGTCCGTGAAGAATTAAGTGTTCTTCCTGCTCAAAGTAATCGTATGCTGTTTGCTGGTTAGTTGTTCTTGCCGGTACCATCCTTAAATTAAGTTGAAACTTTTGAATCGGTTCTTTCTTTCTTTTTATCCTTTTAGGCTTTTCGAATAATTCTTCGTAAAAATCGTACTCTTGATAAGCTAAACCGAGATCGGACATTGTAACTCCTAGTTGTTATTGTAATTGACGGGTTTGCCTCCATTTCGCTACAGCGTTTTCAGTCTTGGCTTCCTTCGCTGTCTTTTTAACATAACGATTAGCTAAGTCACTAGAAGGATGGGCTTCAGCTATCCGCTGTAGATTTTCATTCCATCCATCATCATTCTTAATTCTTGAATCCACACCTACCCCTGCCACGATGTTAATGCCATCGAGCACGCTAGTAAATTGAGGATTGTCTTTTAGGAATGAAACCTTCTCTTCGTAGGACATAAGTTCTTCAAAGGTCTCATTAGTAGAAGTATCTTTAAAAGTATAGGTCGGCATTATCCTACAGCGGCCTCCGCAACATCTTGTTGCAAAGACTGCTCAAACGAATCGTAGAACACACCAAACACATTTTTTGCATTCAAGTTATGGTACTCATCCTTGTTGCCGAATCTAGGAACGACAAACTTAAATTTTACCTTATTGTACTTATGAGCTATAAACTGCATGTACTTTACTCTATTTAGATTATCATTGTACCTAGAACGCGTCTCAGGGCCGTATGCGTTAGTACCATCATAAAGATTACCTAACGATACCTTTGGAGACTTGATCATAAAGTCGAATCCTAAGCAGTATAAAACGTTGTGTCCCGCTTTTATTGCTTCCAGCATGGCATTGACACCAGCATTGGATCTAAAACGCTGATACTGGTTATACTGAGGATCCTCAAACTGCTCTTCCAATGGAGGCACAATAAACTTTTCCTTTGGAAAATCACTTGCAGTTATCTCTTCGATAATAGGAGGGTCAATTGATACCAAGTAGTCGATGAGCTCAGGGTAATCTCTATACAAGGCATTGCACCCGTATATTGTACCGTTACCCTTTAGATTTGTTAGATCGAACTTCTTTCTGCTTGGACCATTACCAATAATAAATGCTACTTTTTCCATTTCTCTTCAATCCCAGGGAACGCCTTTCTAACTACACTCTCTGTTATATCTTTGAGCTCAGGTGGCAACTTCTTATTCTTAACAGCTAAAAGAAGTTTAGCATCGTTAGCATCAATTGCTTCAAGCATTTGAATAAACATTAGCTCACGTTTGTGAGGACGAAGCTGTTCTCCGTCTGGAATGTTTAGACAATACTTTAAACGACGGATGTCTGCCTTGAGCACATTCTGTGCGTCAATACCTGGATCAACAGGAGTAAAAGGAGGATCGGTCTCTGGAAGTAGAAACTTAATGTTTGGATTGTAAACAAGATCAAGAATAACTTTTATTGGAAAGTCGTTCTGATAAACTGATAATGCTTCAGACCTTGCTTTGTTACCATCGAGTTTAGCTACTTTGAGGAGGGTTTCATAGATAGATTCATTCATTGCTCATTCACTTCATTTTCAAAATACTTTCGTGCTTGCTTACCAACCGTGTTAGTAAGTATGTGGTCAATGTCTTTACTATTATATAGCACGGACTTTATAATCTCTAATGAATACATGTACCGCACGATAAACTCTTCATCATCAACGTCGTATCCGTTGTTGTGAAGTTCGTTAACTAAACCGTGGCCAATTTTATCAACAAAATCTTCAATAAAGGCTTTAGACAACTCCTTCTCATAGAAATCATCAACCTGCTGTTGAACTGGCTCAGTTCTAGTTCCTGGAAACTGTATTACATTGCCCATTAACATATTTATCAACTCTTAGGAAGCAGACTTCTAATTAATGAGTCCCACTGCTGTATCCTCGACTGCCAAGTATAGAATCCATCGACATAGGCTTTTTGAAAGTCTAGTCGATTATCCATTGAGTCTGTATTCATCTGTTGAATAGTTTGATTTAACACTTGCAGGAAAATGTTAGCGTGGATATTTACATCTTCGTGCATTCCATAGGTAATACCAAACCCAGCAAGTGTCTCGGGCAATGCAGCAAAGTCTGGAGCAACAACTGCACATCTAGCAGACATTGCTTCCATTGCTGCTATACACGATGTCTCTGGCCAGATAGAAGGAAATGCGAAAATATGTGCTTTCTTCAGTGCTTCTCGAACTACCTCGTTTGGTTGATAGCCGTGGTAATTTATTTTTGGATGCTCTCTGCATTGTTCGAATAAATGTTCGTAGTCTGCATCTCGTTGACCCCAACCATAGATGTCGAAACTCGAATAAACATCTAAAGTAAGATTGTCATGGTGCTTACATAATTCAATAAACACAGGAACTAGAATATCTAAGCCACGGTGTGGTGTTGTGTGGTAGATTAAATTGATTTCATCGGACGCTAAAGGCTTAGTGTGCTGTTCGATTGGTTCAATACAGTTCTTTAAGATTACATACTCGCTGGGCTTGAGTCCATAGGCGAGCTCATACTGAGTCTTTTGAAAGTTGGATACGAACACCAGCTTTTTGAATCTCTTGCGACTGTCCTCATCAGCAAGATGCTGTGACTCAGGATCATTAAACATATCGTGCAGCCATAAGATAGTAGGTCGGTCATTATCAACGTCTCGCACACGACTACAAATAATCTGCACCTTGTCTCTTAGCTCAGGGTCGAGACGATCATACAGACCGTGCTTCATCATCTCGGTACCACCCATTGCATTCTTAGATAGTTCATCCGTTGTCACACCACTAAAAGAAAATTCATCTCCTTCTGGTTCCATCTTGGGTGTATCGTCAATTATCTTTAACTTAGTACTCATCTTTATTGCTCACTAGTGTTTGATTATATTCAAGTAACTGCTTTGTAGCAAAAGCATCTAGTCCGTTGCTCTCACAAAAATGATTCCACGCATATACGTCTTTTGGAATGCACTTACTGTTAGCTCCTCTATTGTCAGGGTACACAAAACTAAACCAAAGGTCAAGTCTTGGGTCATCACCATATACTGCCTCTCGCACAGAGTAATAATCAATACCAGCGGCCTCACAAGCATCATACAATTCCTGGCATTGCATTACTTTCCAAAAGATTGCTCTATTCTCTGATAGCTTTACAAACTCAGCCTCTTTAGCAGACATTTGTCTTATGGTAATGTTAGAGTTGTATACAGATGAATAGCATTCAATCACTTTTCTCCTGTCCTTCGGCTCTCCACCAAGAATCATAAACTGTCTGTCTGAAAAAACGGACATAGGATGATTAGGTGTCTCACCCATATGCTCAGGCTGTACAACAATTTTTATACTATACTTCCTGGACATTTCATCGGCGAAACCTGGATAGGTGGCACTACGAATCACAAAGAAGTCACAGGTTACTTCTGATATGGCGTCTTCAACAGCAGAGCAATCTAGCTCGTTACCATTCCACGGAGTGGGTACTGCTAGGAAAGCTATGTCTATTGCTGCATTAAGAGGTTTTTGGAATTCGGGTATAAACTTGTCATATATTTGAGCATCAGGAAACAACTCATGAGTTGCCTGGCCGACTTGTCCATAACCAATAATACCAATTTTCATTTTCTATCTAAGTATTCAACTAGCTCTTTGTATCCACCAACGTAGATGTTATCGTCCATTATCTGTGGAACTGATTTAGCACCAGGTACTAACTCTTTAAGCTGCTCTACTGTAATGTCTACATCAAGCATGAGTTCATTGTACTCAATACCTTTTAACTCTAAAATAGACTTAGATGTCTCACACCACTTACAACCTGGTCGTGAATAGATAGTGATCATTGCTTGAACCCCACACTTTCTCTAACAATATCATCCCCGATAAGCTCAGCATAGTAAAGCTCAAATGCTATGCAATCTTCCAGGACCTCAAACTGATGGAAGACACCTGGCGGTACAATACAATAGTCACCGGCCTCTAAGATAGTCTCATCAACTAGGTCGTACCGATTCTGCCATTCTCGAATCAGCAACTTACCAGACTCTACAAAGAAACCATTGGTCTTACTTTGGTGAGCATGTTTACTGCACACTCCACCTTTCTTTGCTTCGATACGATGAAACTCAAGTACACCTGGTACCAGAGCTACCAACTCTGTCTCGCCCCACACCTTACCTTGCTTCATTCCCAGTTCTCCGATTCCCACCTGTTAATCACATCAGAGAACCCTCGCTGCAGTGGACTGTATTCTTGAAGCTCATGCTCTCTGAAATATACTATCTCCTCCAACTGCTCCTGAGTTAGGTCAATTACATCTTCGATTTCGTAGTGCTCTGTAACTCTTTCAAACACTATTTCAGACACAATGTTGTCAACATAGTCTTCCGACTTATGGATTCGGTTCCATTCAAATGCCATCTATTTCCTCCAGGACATCTTCATAAATCATTTGTGGTTTAATTGCATTCATTGCATCTCTACAATGGTTACATGATACTTGACTACCGCAAGGCTTATCTCCAACAAAGTAGTACATCTGATCTCTACCGGTGTATCCAGTTTGATCTGGATGTATTACTCCACCGTAAATTACATAAGCTGGTATCTTTAATGCAGCTGCTAGGTGATGGACACCTCCTTCACTTGTTACAATGACGCTGCTTAAAGACATGATAGCAAATGAAATACGAACATCATCTTCCACTATATTGATCGCATTGTCAAGCATTTTCTGACCGTACTCTACATGGCCAGATACATCTCTCACAGACTTGCCGGGTTTTACTCTAACAACCTGGATGCGATCGCTAAGAAGATTGGTTAGCTCCTGCCACCGGTTGAATCCCCAGTCCTTGTTAGTAGACAGGGTGGTGTTCTTTGTGTCTGGATTAACAATGACAAACTGCTTGTTAACACCATACTGTTTGAGGATGTCGTCAGCCCTTTCTAACTCTTCCTTAGAAACGATATAAGGAGCTGGCTTTGGTTGGTAGTCTTTGTAAATTATCTTACCTGGACCCCAACCTTCAATGTACCATCTGTTGCCACCAGGCTTTCTAGGTACCTTTATCTTTTTCTTTGGTCCGTTATAATCAGGAGCAACAACCCAGTCATGTCCTTTCCACATTGGACTATACTCTCGTCCATCGTGAATAACAGCATCTGGATTTTGTTTGTGAACTTCTGCAGCTTCGCCAAGCCACATCATGTCATCACCTAGGCCCATTCTTCCTCACCCAAACATTATCACTTGTCAGTTGATAAGCTCCAACAAACTCGTGCTTATCCCATTTCCAGTTTTCAATAATTGAAAGCAAGTAATCGTTGCCAGTCCAATACAGGTAGTAGGTAGTACCTACTTTAGGAACAAAATTGTACTGCGCATTGTACACCATTTGTGTATCGTTGGCTAGCTTTACTAGCTTCTGATACTTTTCGTTTAGTTGATCAATCTCACTCTGAAAGTACTTTTCGGCATTGCGTCCTCGATCGTCTTTAAACTCTTGAACCTTAGGAAGTTCAATTGGAGGAGCAGATGGCGTAACACCATACGGAAGTAGAGCAGTGTTGCCTACCGTGCTCATACATCATACAAAACTTTGGGTGACTTGTAACCACCCCACGCAATATCACGTGCGAACACTTCCTCAATAAAGTCTACTGTCTCAGTAGTGTGGTAGTGGTCGTAACTTTCTATTGGTTTGTTACTTGTGTGCTTGACAGGAAGTGATCCTTCCATAGTTTCTGTGTTGCTAACCTTCTTCAGCCACTTGGTGTTTAGTTCGCTCTGGCAAATAATTTGAGGATTGACACAACTATCAAACCAGTCTAACTGAGGTCTAGTCGTGATATGTTTATCTGCTCTATGCTGAGTGTTTAATAACCAATACTCGAACCCTCTGTTGACTACTTTCTGATCTGCATCTGTATTGTACTTTGGCTTTCGCAACCTGTGAAGATACATTGATACCATTCTCTGAAAAGGATTACGTACTACACCAAAAGTAGTAAAGTCTTGGAAGTCATGTACACCACCATAGATGTCCGTTAAGGTGTTAATTGTAGTACTATAGTAATAGTGGTTATCATCCCAACCAGAACGTCTGAACCCAAGCTCATCTCTCAAGTCCTGTACTTGTTGTAAGTCCTTTGTGCGTTTAAGATAGTCGAGCATTGCAACTCCACCAGTCTTAGGAACATGGATAAAGATAAACTTTTTAGATAAGGAAAAATGACTCATTTGTTTGCCACGAATAAAAAGTCACCATCGTGAAGATGATGTAGGTTATGGACGGCGTTAACTGCTTCAGTTATATCTTTACAGTTAACCATCTTTTGTTGTTCGCTATCATAGTACTTGATTGTATAATCACGGCAGTCGAAGTAATCAAATATCTGCTCGCTATCAAACCCAACCTTATCACACCAAGGCTGATACACTTCAACCATCATATTGGGGCGGTCACGATCAACAAGTTGTTTACACCCATCCAACACATCCAACTCATATCCTTCTACATCGACCTTGATAAACCCAACATTGTCCCAACCCTCATTGTCTAGACATACACCAGGTACCGTAATCGGTTCGCTCTCAACCAGTGGCATTTGACTTGTCATTGATAGACGATTAACATCAACGTGTAGAGTAATGTTGCGGTCCATATCAGTAACCGCTTTATTGATTAGTGTGACATTATTTAAGTGTTTGAGATTGGAGCGCAACACTTCAAACAGCTCTGGTACTGGCTCGTACGTAACCACGTTATTGTAGTTGGCATGGAAGTAGGTTTGGTAGCCACTATTACCACCGACATCAATGGTTAGCTTGTTTGGTGGAATATAGTCTGGCAGTACACGAAGGATGGAGCTGGTTATCAACTTATCATAAAGTCCGGTTCTCCACTTACGTCTATCAAGCACTTGTTGTGATAACATCATTACCTCATTATAATTTGGAGATTAACTCTCTCACCTTCATCACACAAACCTCCTCGGTGAATGGTTTGTGCTGGATCAAAAAGAATGCAGTCTGCTTCTTCGCTTGTATACTTATGCAGGTTGTTGAGTAAGATGTTTGAGTTGTCACTACCATTCTTAAAGTACTTACCCATGATGACGTTGCCAGTCATTACATCTGGAAAGATAGACATTACCTTTCTATGATCGGGTGAGCTAAGATAATTTCCAACACTATTACCACAAGCAATAATTCGTTCAAACTCAGGGTGATACCATCTATTGGATTTAGGAATAGTAGTGAAAGGACCATTACTGTACGATACGTTACTAAGATAAAGGATAGCCTTCATTACATTAAATTTTGGATCCATGTGGAACGAGATAGTCTTTGGACTTCCTGGCACATCGCTTAATGTTTGATAGTGGTGAGTATCGTTTGGCCTCGCAACGTGAAGAGCAACGGTGTCAAGTTTTAAATTAGTTTTGTTTCTATTGTACTTTGATACAGTATCAAACACACCATGTAACTTAAATAGCTTGTTAACTAAACCAAATGCTAGATGATTCTCATCAAGTATAGCAATGCGATCATATGAATCATGTTTAGTAGGAGATGCCTTTCGATCTGGCTGCTTTTTTAGTTTAAGTATTTCAGACTGACATGCAGCTTGAAGTTTGTATAATTCATCTTTGTTGATCTTGAAACCAACACAGCCGTCTTGATCGAATTGTGGATACAAATCACTATCGGGTAAGTCTATCCGCTCCACTTGTTTGTTGCACGATTCAAAGTAAATGGCAGCGGTCTTTTTTATTCTGTTACCTTGAGCTCTGAGGATCTCCAGTTGATTAGGCGTAAGAGATACTTGTGTCAATATTTGATTTACAAACTTATCGTAGGCCCTGTTAAACTCTGCAGACCTGTAAGAGTAAAAAGCATTCTCCAGAGGCATAATGTTGATGTCACCAGGAAACAGCGACTCAGTTAAATCTAAGTCACCTAACCTGGGAAGGACAAGACCATGGTCTCTGTTAAGATTGGAAAGTATCATTTACAAACACCATTCCTCTTTTTTGAACGAACCTTTTTTCATGGCTCTTCTTTTTTAGATTCATGGTAGATGATTCGCGAAGTTTGGTTGTCATCGAGGGGTCATATGTAAAGCCATAGTGATTGAACTTTTCAATCCAATACGACTCTTCTTGTAAGTTAACATGGTGATGACCAGGAGTGCCGGGTGGTGCATATGTAATTACAACTATCTTGCACGCTTTGAATGCGGGCATGTAGCTGTCCATGTACTTTTCGTATACATGCTCTACAAACTCAACTGACCAGCCAATATCAAATACACCACCTAACATATCATGCTGCATATCGATAGGCCCATCTTCGAAGTCATGTGTTACAATGTTAGGGCCTGCTACAGAAGGATCTCCGTCGATGCCAACTGAAAACAAGTTCTTACTGGCAGCATGCTTAACCATTCCTCCAGGACCACAACCTATATCCAGAAATGATACTGGTTTGTAAGTTTCGATCAGCCAGTCAAGTGCACCTTCATCGATGTTGGTACGGTTAAGATGTCCACCTAAGTGATCACTCATAATAGTTCTCTCAGTTGCCTCCAAGGCAATCCATTTTCTATTTCACTTACATGCCATTGGCAATGTGCTAAATTATATAGCCATTGGTCACGAGATGGACATTCGGGGTTGTCTATACCATCTACAGTATGAGGAGCTATGTCGTAAGCAAAGCTACCTGGATTCATTGCAATGGTTGGACATCCATTGAGCAAACTATCTACTGCAAGTCCGCTTGTATATGTTACAGTGCATCTCGCTTCTCTTAAAGTTGGTACTAGATTTTCAGCGGTACCCATTTGGAAAGATACGTTAGGAAGGTTCTTTACCACCTCTAATGGTTCGACATCCCAATTACGTTGTAACTGAGGTAATCTCACTACAATTGGTTTGTCAGTCTGAGTACGAATAGCAAGACAAGTATCGCGACACCACTTCTCAATACTTGCTCCTCTCAAACTTGCATCTTGTGGAAGCTGAAGCGCAACTACTATATTCTGATTACCATTGACATGGTACGTAGGTAACTTAATACCAAAATGGTTACGAAGTATGTCCCATCGTTTAGAACAATGGTTGTTACCGTTATGGAATATACCAGTGTCAGCTAGGAAGCCACCAATACCAACCCTATACCAATCATCGTCCATCACATCCTTTACAGGACCACGCCCAATGATAGGAGTCTCGAGAACAATAAACTTCTTTGCTTTACTTACGATATTACGTTTGACATTGTGATGAGTCATGTCACGATCTTTCCATGACCCAAAGATCACAGCAACATCACAATCGTAGTACTCTTCATCATACGAAAGGAATGCATCGTCGCCACTATCAATAACACCAGTAGCAAACTTCATTAATGTCTGTTCAAACCGTGGATGGTTCGCAGACTTACCATAGATAGTAACTTTCATCGACCAATAATATTATATTGTACGTTATTCTCTTGTAGTTCTTGCTTTAGTGCTTTGTAGTCAAACCCAAAGTTAGATGCGTACGAAGCATAAGTTTGAAACTCCTTTACCACATCCTCTCTCGGATGCTCTTTTGGCTGACCAGTAAACCAACCAGGACGCCATGGTTGTGTAGCCATGTTAGTAAAGTGAAGTTGGTAGATGTCACTCAAGCGATAGTTCTCTCCATCAAGCACATTCCACTTTGGATCGAGATCATGCACGAGATCGGAGTTACCAGAAAACTTACGAATGAACCTGTGATGGGTTTCAGCAATGTTCTTCATTCGGTTTAGTGGTAATGCATACTGTTCAAATGCAGCACAGTCAAATACCATTACACAAAACTCGTGACCGCCAAAACGATTACCTCGTCTAGCTGCTATTGGTTTACCTTCCATGTCGATCTCTATAAGATCAGCCATGTCACGATAGTTAATCATATCACAGTCAGTGTAGATTGCTCTACCTTTAAACTCACAATACTCAGGTATGGCCCATCTAAAACCAGAGAAGGGTGTAGACCACATTGGTGTATTCCATCCACCCCACCAGCTATCTGTATCGTTTGTTTGTCGCATCCAAACAATATCAAGCTCACGAGTACAGTTCTGTCTTAAGCTGTACTCATAAGCACATTCAATTTCTGCATCCTCTCCGTTAGACGAAGACCCAATAAAAATCCTTACATCATCACTCATAACTCACCTCAATGTACCGTTGGCGATTCAAACTCCATAAGAGAAAAAGGTTCTATTAAATCATGATTGGTTGTAATGTATTCCATCATCTGCATGTAATCGTTGTCATCCAAAGCTGTGCGATAAAGTCTCATCGCTAAACCAATCATTGTACCAGCTACTGCAATACTACTATGTGTTGTACACTTCTCCATGACCATGCTGAACATTTCTTGGTATAGCTCCATGGTCTGTTCTTCGAGCTCTTCGTTAGAATATTGTGACATTCTACTCTCCGAATTTGTAGTTAAAGAATTTAATTTCTTTCTTATACATTGCCGATACTTTATCTATAAGGCGTTGGTCAGTGTACATTTCAATATAGTGTTTTTTACGAAAGCCAGACTTCTTTCTGGTACCAGTGATCATCTCCTTGGTCAAAGGTAACCCAAACTTATCATTAAACAATGATACTAGTGAGTCAGCCAACTCACTGTACTGGATCACTTGATCGACCTGCAGACCACTATCGTCAGCATACAGTGCCCAGTCCATAGGGGCAGCATACCATGAACCAAGCATATTGTCCACAAAATAATCAAAAGGAACACCTTTAAAATCTGGTTCTCTCTCCGTCTTCCAAAAGTACTCGCTAACTGCCTTCTCCCATGGATTACGTTCAACCGTAAAGGTGTGGTAACTAGACCACGTATCACTTCCAACAAGATCCTGAATCATGTGCCATGGCTTATGGCCATCAGGCTGATTAGGAAGTTTGGGACCGATACCTATACGTGGTGTGCCGTCAATCTTAGATCCAGTACAAACATCCTGATTAACATCAAAGAAGTTGTCTACAATAACACTTTCTACTGTAGATCCTGCTGTCTTTTTGGTCTTTACGAATATAAACTTGTTACTGTGTGAGACTAGCATTCTTAATATGATTCCACGCTGTACCATTCTTTATCTCGTCATACGTCCATTGACAGTATGCGAGGTCATTCAACCACTGTTGCCTATCTGGCATCTTATGTACTTTATCAATCTCAGAAAGATGATGTGCTGCTATTGGTGTTGCCATTGATCCTGGTGACATTGGATAGACAGGTACTCCATAACATGCTGCCTCTGTTAATGCATTGGACGTCCAACCAACTACAGCATGCGCATCATCCAGATCCTTCTGAAGATACTTACCACCGTTGAGACCTTCTGACCCTTGGTTTCGAGACCAATGAACGTCAGGAAATAACTCTACAACCTCTGGTACCATATGAGCATCAAAGAAGTTTGAGTACATTCCGTGCTTTGGGTGAGGACGAATTACAATTGGTAGGTCAGTAGCTTGTCTAATAAGAGTAATGCAGTTGTGCAACCACTTAAAGTAAGATCCATACATTTGGATCATTCTAACAAGGCTAGTGTCAATAACGTGCTGTAATACAATTAAGATGTATGCACCTTTCTTTTCACGCCAGGGCTTAATCTCAATGTCATGTTCTTTCTGAATACGTTCCCATCTGTCTGGTCCGTTACCCATTGGACCAAAGTTACTTTCGTTCCATAAAAAGCTATTCCATGAGAACCTAAAGTACTTTTTGAAAAAGTCGTCATTGACGTTCTGTCTGAATACAGCAGACTCAAATACTATAGATGGTTTACCACTGTCTTTGATAAAGTTGTAGAAAGGTTCACGGAAAGGTTCTTTTACATGGTATGGATGCTGGATGTTTATCTGTACATATGCATCAGCATCTTCATGAGACTTGGTGTCACTAAAAGGAACTTCTACAAAAGGCTCACATTGTGGAGTCGGATGCTTGTACATCTTCTTCCAATCACTAAAGAATACAATCTTATTCATAAATGTTTACTGTGGATCTTACAACCGATGAACTCATTGTAGTAATCATCCCTCAAAAGTACGTCAAAGTCAAACTGTAATTTGGCCTCGTAATATGTACACTCACCTTTAGTTTTACACAAGCGAAGAATATCTCTTTGGAAGTTATCTTCTCCGTGCTGTTCAACTAACAACTTCACCTCTTCACTAGAGCCAAAGTACTTCATCCAATCAGATTCTTTCTTTACCGTACGCTTACGTTTCTTTCCTTTAAGCGGAGGTAGTTTCTTAGTAGACCAAAACCACTTCTTTCCAATATATTTTTTTCCATTATGTAAATTAGTTATCTGGTATACGAACCCGATATTGTCACCTATCATATCAGATGTAAATGGCTGGCCCTGGTAGGTCCAGCTCATGTCAACTCCTATTTTATAATTTTTAGAATGTAGCTATCTATTCTGTTATCTTGAGCTCGAAGGTCGATGTGTTCAACGTTGGTTGGGTTAAACGAATATACGGTGTCAATCAACTTGCCAAAAGTTTTTTCATTAAAATGTTTAATATTATTTAAGAAGAAGTCTCTTTGACCTTTTGATTGAGGATTGTCAAACACTACTCCATCAAACGTAAGAGGAAAAAGGTCCTCAATAAAGTATGTGCCTCCACTTCTAAGAAGTGGATACATATTTTGAAATGTTTGTGTAATGTCATTGTGAAAATGTGAACCGTCATCAAGCATTACATCAAACTCTATATCACCCCACTCCCCCTTAATTGTGTCTCGAACGTAGTTGGAAGTCGAATCTGCGACGAGTATTTTGAACCTGTCGTTTAACATAAGATCAGATACAATATTTAATTTGTGTCTTTTAAACGTATCGATACCGTAGTAAATCAAATTATCGTAGCAGTTTAAAAAAGCTCTACTAGACGCGCCTTTGCAAATACCAATTTCTAGAAAGTTAAAGGTTGATTTATATTGATCCAAATGTGGTTCGTATATGGTATCGTAACTGTGAGTACCGGTTTTGTCACAATCAAAGTCTTCAAACCATTTCTTCAAGCTACTGTTCTTCAAAGTCGAGCTCTTCTATATCATCTTCAACATAAAACTGATCAAGCTGTGTACCGCAGAAAGGACAAAAGGTTGGATCCTCTGTGCCTATACCAAATTGATCGTCATCATAACTTACACTATACTCTGCTCCACAGTTACCACATTCAGAGCTAGTAGTTATTGTACTCATAGAGACATTCCCGCAAATGTGTTTTCATTGACGTCTTTCTTGACTCCACCAACAACATACGATGTGATCTCTGTCTCTTGTGGTGCTACCTGTACTTCCCCACCACTTATCCACTTCTGCGTCCACGGCAATGGATTCGCTTGCTCAACTCTGTAAGGAGACTTGTAACCGATAGCGTGCATTCTCTTGCTAGCTATCCACTCTACGTAATCCCCAAGTAGTTGTGCATTCAAGCCAATCATTGATCCGTCTTTAAACAAATACTCAGCCCATTTCTTTTCTTGTTGTACGACACTATCGAATAGATCAATTACTTGTTGTTCGCTTTGTTCTCTTATCGTTGCAAACTCTTTGTCATCTCTGGCAAGGAGCTTCAGCATTTGTTGTGTTGATGCTAGGTGTACGTTCTCGTCACGTGCGATAAACTTAATGATCTTTGCGTTACCTTCCATCTTCTTTAGCTCGGCAAATGCCCAGCTACATGCAAATGAAACATAGAACCTAATACCTTCTAATGCATTGACTGCATTGAGAGCCATCCAAAGGTTTTGTTTGTTTGGCTGTTTGATTACCAGATCGTAGTACTTACTGATATCCTTTGCACAATCTACAATCTCTTGTATGTCAAGCAGATTGTCAAACACCTCACTTGGGTTGCTGTAAATGTTTCGGATAATGTGAGTGTACGAGCGAGAGTGAATAGTCTCACTGAACGTCCAAGTGACAAGCCAGTTCTCTAACTCAGGTAGCGAGCAGATAGGCATGAAAGCCTCAGATGGAGCTCTGCCCTGTACACTATCGAGAAGAATCTGTCTCTTTAGGTTGGACGTAAAGATGTGTTGTTCATGATCAGACAAGCTACGAAAGTCTTTACTGTCTCTACCGATATCTACTTCTTCTGGTCTCCAAAAGAAACCAAGCTGTTTCTCGGTAAGGTTATCAAAAGTTTTGTATCTAAGATTCTCATAACGAGCAATATTAACTGGTGCACCAAAGAACATTGGCTGGGTGATATTGTCAACCTTTTTGGTATCGAAAACAGATCGCATTGTTGCTCCTAAATCTTGCAGCTGTCGCAGTCATCTTCGTCTGAACCAATGACGGTTAATTCTGGTAGTGGCTGCCCTTCGTATGAGTGTGCTGGTGGTTCCATTTCATCGGTCGCACCATCGTAAGTGTTGAAGTAGTAAAGTTGCTTACCACCGTACTTGTAAAACATTACAAGGTGTCTTAACATCTCACTCAACGGAATCTTCTCCTCTTCATAGTGCTGAGGATTATACGATGTGTTAACAGATATGCCCTGATCAATGTACTTTTGCAGTACAGCCATAATCTTCAAGTATCCTTCTGGAGACTTTTGGTCCCACAGAAGCTCATACTTATTCTTCAGTCGTCGATATTCTGGTACTACCTGCTTGAGGATACCATCCTTCGATTGCTTGATTGATACGAAGCTTCGAGGTGGCTCAATTCCATTGGTAGCGTTACTTATCTGACTCGAAGTTTCGGAAGGCATCAAAGCCATAAGCGTACTGTTACGAATTCCAGTTTCTTGTAACTGATGAACCAACGATGGCCAATCCATCCTATCCTTAGGTGCAACGAGCTCGTCGACATCACTCTTGTAAGTCATGTGTGGCGTCGTACCTTGACCGTACTTTGTCTCATTGTTCTTAGGACAAGCACCTTTCTCTGTAGCTAGGTCTGCCGATGCCTTGATGAGGTAGTATGCCCACGCTTCTGCCCACTCATCGATAAGCTCTAAGTTTGGATCAGAGTAGTTAGTGTCATGCTTAGCCAACCAGTATGCAAAGTTAATGATACCGACACCAAGTGGTCGACGGTTCATTGTAGAGCGCTCTGCTGCACCTACTGGATAGTCTTGATAATCAAGAAGTGCATCCAAAGCACGCACTGCAATCAGAGCTGGCTTTTCAAAGTCAGCAGGAGTCTTAATATTACCCCAGTTGATGGCAGCGAGCGTGCAAAGACTGATCTCACCGTCAGGATCATCGTCACTGTGCAATGGCTTGGTTGGTAGATCAATCTCACAGCAAAGGTTAGACTGACGCACTGGTGCTAGCTCTGGAACAAATGCTCCGTGACTGTTAGCGTGGTCTACATTCATTAAGTAGATGCGACCAGTATCCTTCCTCTCTTGTAAGAATGCAGAGAACAGATCAATAGCTGGCATTGTCTTCTTAGTCAGCTTTGTTGATCGTTCGGCTTTCTCGTACAGCTCTTTGAACTTATCGTTGTCTGTAAAGAAAGCATCGTACATCTCTGGTACTTCGTTTGGTGAGAACAAAGTAATGTCGCCACCATTCATGAGACGCTCATACATCAGCTTGTTAAACTGGACACCATAGTCAAGATGTCTTACTCGGTTATCTTCAGTACCTTTGTTGTTCTTTAAAACCAGTAGGTCTTCTACCTCGAGATGCCATATCGGATAGTAGAGCGTTGCCGCCCCACCTCGTACACCACCCTGTGAACAAGACTTAACACTAGCTTGGAACAACTTAAAGAAAGGAATAACGCCAGTATGAGTAGCATCGCCACCACGTATAGGCTGACCCAGAGCACGAATAGAACCAGCTCCAATACCAATTCCAGCTTTTTTGGAAACGTACTTAACAATTGAAGAAGATGTTGCATTGATGGACTCCAAGCTATCGTCTGTCTCGATCAAAACACAGCTCGAGAACTGTTTGACAGGCGTTCTCACACCAGACATTACTGGAGTAGGAAGAGAAACGTCAAAATTAGAAAATGCATTATACGCGTCTTTAACCCACTGCATTCGGTCCTTACCGTAGCTATGGAATAAGGTTGCAGCAATCAGCATGTAGGCGGTTTGAGGTGTTTCATAGATTTCTTTTGTTGCTCTATTCTGTACAAGGTATTTGCCACGGAACTGTTCCATAGCAGCATAGGTTAAGAACTCATCACGACTGTGATCGATAAACGACTGCATCTGGTCAAACTCTTCGTGAGTGTACCAGTCAAGAAGTTCTTTAGTATAGAAGCCAAGACCAACAATACGCTTTATATGGTTGTACAGGTGATCAGGTGTGTAGTTATCATACACCTGCTTTCGAAGATGATAGTTGATCAGACGGCCTGCTACGTACTGGTAGTTAGGAGTTTCCTCACTAATCAGATCAGCAGCTGCCTTAATCAACGTTTCTTGGATGTCCGCGGACTGGATGTTGTTATAGAACTGGACATGAGACTTTAGTTCAATCTCTGATGGTGATACCCCTTTGATATCATCACATGCCCACATTACTACTTTGTGGAATTTTTCAAGGTCAAGCACCTCACGCGATCCACTTCGCTTAATTACGTAAATATCAGTCATGTTTAATTCTTAGTTTGGTAGTCTTTAATAGCTGCCTTAATGGCATCCTCTGCTAACACACTGCAATGTATCTTTACAGGCGGGAGTGATAGTTCTTCAGCAATTTGTCGATTACTGATTTTTCCTGCTTCGTCAAGGGACTTTCCTCGAACCCATTCTGTGAGTA